TTCCTCTCCGTAACGCGCGTATTCGAGACCGAACAGCGCGTTAAGTCCGGGGAGAAGCTCTTTAAGTAGTTGTGCGCGTGAGATAGCCATTATCTACTCCTTAGACACCAGTGGTGCTGTTGTACTGGTGGGTGTTGATCTTCACCAGAAGTTCGACAAAGGCATCCGCGCCGGTCTTGGTCTCGGGCACAACATCAATCACGCGCACCGGGAGGGTGTTGGTCGTGTTGCTGCTGGTGCTGAGCACCGCGATAGCCGAATCACCAGTCGTGGTCGAGCCGGTGTTTTGCACCAGCGCCATGTTCGAACCAACCACATCGCGGCTCACGCCAGCGATAACGGTCGTGCCCGAAACAACGGCAACCTTGAACAGCGCCATCGGATCATCCACAACGTACGCAAACGCGGGGTTCGAAGCAGTAGCAGCGGCAGCGGGGTAATACTGCGACTGGACCGTCTGGCCCATCGAGTTCACGTACTGGCAGCCAAGCAGAACACCGCACGGCGTCGCCGCATCGGTCGAAGTATCGGCAACGATGTAGCCATTGCTGATCTTCACGGTATCGCCATTCAGAATGGCGGTGGCATAACCGGTCGCAACCGGAATCTGCCGCATTGCCCCGGCATAGGGCATACCGTCAACTCGGTTGACGGGCACTAGGCCGTAGGGCTTATCAACAGTCGGGTAAGCCATTTTAAACTCCTAAAATCAGGTACCACGTCCGAACGCCGAGACCTTGGACTCTTTATTAGAGAACAAAGGCATCCTCGGATCATTCTCGCGCATGAGGGTGTTGTCCACGGAACGCATCTGCTGGTTGGATTTCTCCAAGTAGAAAGCATCGCGTTCACGGGCCATTTCTTCCGGAATCTTGCAAAGAAGCAGTCCGCCAATTTCCACGCAATCAGGGAAGCGGGAGTTGCTGGCGGCAACCATCTGCAGTTCCGGGTGCTGAGAAGCCTTCACAGGCTCCCAACCTTCCCGAAGTTTTGCGGAAATGTTCATGGGGTCGGCGTTGCTAAGCGTGCTGGTACGGACCCAACGAAAAGCGTAGCCCGGTTCCGGCGTAGGTTCGGGCAGCAGTTGGGGCGGCGTCCAATGACGCTTCGGGCGCTCGGCGCTTTCTCGGGAATCGAGATCTCGGGGAGTACGACTCTCGGCCATGATTATTTCCTCATCTCTTCAGCGACTTTTTTCGCGTAGAGTTCCAGAGGAACTCCAAGTTTTTTGGCTAGTGCTACCTGCGTTTTCGTCAGCACGATCTTTTTAGGCGCTGTGCTGCGCGACGCGGGGGCGACTGCGGACCTCGTACGCTGAGTATTAGCTTCAGCAGCTTCGGAACCTCCGAACACTTCACGCATCCTCGTATCTAGCCGTTCGTAATACTCGTCAGACCTAGGGTCGATTCCGGACCTAACCAGCTTGTTATGGATTCCAAGCGCAAAGCTGGTCATTTCCTCGTCTTGCCCGAACCAACGGTTACGGGATTGCCAATCAACCGCTTTCGGGTCCACCGGGGGAGCAGGTGGTCTAGCCGGTTGTTGAGCAACTTGCTGCTGTTGTACAACATTTTCTTGTTGTTGTGAAGGGGGACGAATACTCGTTAACTTTTCCGCCCTAATAGTGGCGGTTGTGAGTTCAGTTTGCGCTGCAGCAATTGCGTCGGCGTCCCCTGCCTCATAAGCCTCTTTGTACTTACGCTTGGCGCTTTCGAGGTCATTGGCAACGGCGCGTTTGGCCTGTTCCAGCATCGCAAGCTGGTTTTGTCCGAGGCTGCCTTTAAGGCGGCGGTTCTCGTCAACAATAGCCCTAGCGACACGAACAGCCTCTTCACGCTCCCGCAAAGCTGCTTCTTTAGCCCGCCGTTCCTCGTGATAGCCCTTGGTGAAGTGCTGAATACGCTTGCGGACGGATTCGTCGTACTTGGCGAGTTCTTCGTCCGTGACCTCTTTTGGGGGCTCTTTCATTGGCTCCCGGTCACGATCTGCCTCTGGCGTGTCGTCTACAACTTCAACTTCAACATCGCCATCAGCCTCGATCTCAAACTCAACCTTGGTGCCTTCTTCGTCGTCTTTCGCTTTGTTATCAGCCATGATTTACCCCTTAGATACGAGTGATTCCGCGCGGATCTTCAACAACTGCCTCAACAGCGTCGTCGTTGATGATTCGGAATTCGCGGCCATGAATCTTCAAGCGCGTGCCCGTATTTGGTCGAACCAGCACAAAGTCACCGACTTTGCAGCTAGCCCCACTCGGGAACCGCGACTTGTCCTTGTACGCATCCGGGCCGATTTTCACGACAAACAACACGGGCGAAAGAATCTCCTCGTGGTGCATGGTTTGGCCAGCTTTAGCCAATCCGTTGTCGTAAACATCGTCCACCTCGGGAAGAGCGCACAGAAGGTGGTAAGTAGCTGGCTCAGGCAGTTGTCGTGCCTTTTGTTCAGCGGTTTCCGGCAGTTCCGTAGTAGAACCGTCCGGTGATGCGATAAGGATTTCACTCATCCTCTTGGTCCTCAAAGTTACGCAGGAGGTCTTGGGCTTCATTCATAGCCAGTCTGAGACCCCGAATCAGACCGACCAGTTCTCTGTAATCCGAATAGTTGCTGGCGTGCCCAGACGCCATGGCATCCGCGCTTCTAACCTCGTGCTCACGGAACCTCGCAATGAGCAGATGGAGTGCTTTTTCGACCATTTAGATCACCGGGGGGACGATAGGTGCAAACTTCTGACGTTGTTTCTCCATCATCTCCTGCTGCTTCTCAGCGATCTTCAGTTGGTGCTCTTGTGCCGCGTGCTGCAGCTTCTGCTGGTGCATCTGCTCTTTGTGCTGCATCTCGATGGCCATACGTTGCGAAATCTGTTCCGGGCTCTCAGTCTGGCGTGACGCAGCCTCTTGTGCCTTAATCGAAAGCTCCTGCGACTTGATGGCCAGATCGCCCTGAACCTTCTGAGCCTTGGTCGCCGCCTCCTGCGCCTTGATCTTAAGCTCCGCCTGCTGCATCTGGACGAGGGGATCTTGCGCCTGCTGCTGAGCCTGCTGCTGCTGCGCCTGCGACTTGTTGACCTGCAGAAGCTGTTGCGCCGCCTGTGCCACAAGCTCGGAGAGTTGAAGCTCCATCTCTTTCGGGATCTCCGCATCGGGCTCGGGCAGTGTGACCCCCATTTGCTCTTCGATCTTACGGCGGTACATGAAGGCCGTATGCTCAGCAATGTGAGCCATGAGCGCCGCGCTCATCTGTTGCGCCATGGGGTTCTGGCCGATCTGCTGCGCGATTGACGGGTCTTGCATGAACGTCGTGTGCGCAGTGATATGGGCTTGGTGATCCTGATAGATAAACGCCTTGTTCGGGCTGCCAGTCAGGAAGCGCATGTTCTCCGAGATGGGGTCCAGCGGCTTGCGATCTTCCTTCACAGGCACAAGCTTGTCGGCGTTCTTCACGCCAAGCACCTCGATCATCTGACGGTGAAGCTCGGGCAGGTCATAGATCTGCGGTGCGCCCTGCGCTAACTGGATAACCGCTTGGTACTGCATGATCCGTTGAGCCATCGTCGAGCTATTTGGATCAGACACGGGGATCACGTCCACCATGTCGTAGTCAGCTTGCCGCGCCATACGGTTGCCAACCAACGGCTCATACGAGTAGCCAGCCGGAGCCGTGTCGCGGATCAGACCTTTGAGGAGCTTGAACTCCTGCTTCATCGAATAGTGAAGCCGCGCCTGAACGGCAGACATCGTCTTAAGCTGGCGCTCAAGAATGGCAAGCGTCGTACCCACCGGAGAATTCGCGCTCATGTCGCTGATCTTCATATCAGCGATGCTGCCCAGTCGGCGTCCTTCCTCGGTGATGCGGTCCAGAAGCCCCGCAAGAACTTGGCTCGGCTCCTTGTATGGCAGCGGCATGATGTTGTCGCGCACGCTACCGCTCGGAACATCTACGTCTCGCCACTCACCCGGAGCGATGGGGGTGTCGTCGCCCTTGATACGCAAGCCACGGGACTTAAGCCCCCCGGGAAGATTAGAGAGCGTGCCCGCATCGACAAGCTGGCGAATGAGTGAAGTACCCGCCCGAGCGTAGCCACCGATCAGGTGGATGTAGCCAAAGCCATACGCGCCGAAGCCCGGAACGTAGTCGTACTGCACAAAGTATTGCTGCTTCTGCCGAGTCTTGTCGTCAGGTGCCCAGTTACGATAGATGGACAGAACTTTGCCGGTCTGCTTGTCCATCGTAATGACGTACGGAAGCGCGATGCCGTCCGGATCTTCAAACCCCGGCAGGTCAATATCAACCTGCACTTCGTAGAACTGATACCGATTGTCGTCGGACAGCGTGTAGCCCTGCTCTTCAGCTTTGCGTTTGTCGATCTCGTCGTGCGAGATCACCGGCTCCCCAAGGTCAATATCCCGGTAAAAGCCAGCCACTTGAAGCTTGCGAACGTCGTTTTCGGTCTTGCGCATGATATGCGTGACGCGCTCTGCGCTACGCACACCGCTGCACCCGTAGGGGATGACGACCTCTTCTGCCGGGATAAACACCGACGTGGGACGGTCAAGCGACGGATCGAAGTAGACTTTCTTGAACGCCGAACCCGCCAGACCAAGGTTAAACAGCATGCGCTCATGCTCGGGGCGGTATTCCGGCATCTCCTCGGTCAACTGGAAGTTCATGTCCTCCGTGACCCGTTTTGCTGCGTCTTCCTTCTCTTGCGT